CCAGTACCGCCTGCTACAACATCTGTACCACCACCCACTCCAAGTGTTTTTGCAGCAGCCATCATTGCTAAATACATTTTCATCCATTTAACACCGGCAAAAGCTGTAAGAGCAATACCAAGAGACGCCCATGGATGATCTTTAACAAATTTCATAAACGCACTATTATTGATATCTTTATAAAACTGGGCCATCTCAGAATCACCAAACATCAAATCAAGAACACCTTTTATTGCTCCTGCTAATATTGGTATTATAACTGCCCACTTTCCGATCTGAAGTAATGAACCCCACGGATCTTTTTTAACCGCTAAGAATCCTTTCTTTAAATCACCAAAGCCATTCATAAGAGTAGCCCTTAACGACTTTTCAGCCATTGATTGTTCTCTTGTCTCCTCTTTCTTTTTAATTGCTTCTTCTTTGACTTCCTTTCTTCTTTGAAGTTCGGCTTTCTTTTGTTCGTCGGTTAAACCTTCTAATGATTCATCAACCTTTTTAAGTATTTCAGTATTACCATCAACAAAGTTTTCTGTCATAATTCTGGCAGTATCTTCTGAACTTTTTTGAATGGCTGTAAAGGCATCAGCAAACTTGTCAAGATTTATTTTAATTGACTTGATAGAATTACCTTCACTATTACGCGTCAGCTGACCTTCTCGTTTCAGCCGATCTATAATAGCTTCAGTCTCAGGACTTAACTTTTTCTTTGTGGTTTCTTCTGCCATTTAATTTAACCTTGTCGTTTTTCGTTTTGCTCTTCTATCCATTGCACCAGCATACTAAAATAAAGATCTCTTTCATAAGGCATCATTGCCTCAATTTCAGCCACAGACCATTTATGGTGTTGTGCCATGGAGAAAATCATTTGGTAGTAATGCCCTAGCGTTATATGGCTAAGGCTTACGTAAAAAAACTTCGTGTTCCTTCTACTACAAATGTTTGCTCTTTACCTTCACTATTTGTATACGGTAATTCTTTTCGTATCTTCGGCATAGTTTCAAAGAAAGTAGTTATTTGTCTAATAACATCTCCTGAGAGACCATCCATAAATGTTTCTACATCTTCAGAACTATATTCTGAAAAATCATGTACTTCATCTTCTGAAGCCAATGTATCCAAGCAAGCAACCATTACAAAATAATTCGTTAACGGATCTTCCTCATTCATAGCAACGATTCTAATAAAACTATCCACGTTTGGATATTTTAAAAATAATGTATAATCATCATTAATTATAATTTCGTTTGTATGTTTAGGATCTCTTGCTACCTCTATCTCTGACATATCAAGTTCTAATTCAATATTCTCATTTGTGTCAGGATCTTTAATTACAAACTTTGCCATGTTATCTACAGACTTAGATCGTAATATCAAGTATACATATTCAAAATCGAATAATGCTATATCCTCAATATGATAATCAATCAAACAGTTATTAATTATCTGTTTCATTGCGATCACTTCAGCTTCTGCATCTCCAGCTTCCTGTGCGACCAATAATATCTTTTCTTCTTTAACCGTAAACGGTCTATATTTTATTTTATCACCGTTACTTGGAAGAGTTAATTCTCCAATCGGTAAATCAATTTTTGGTAGTGCCATAGTATACTCCTATAATTTAAATCTAACCACCTAAGTTATCAATTGCATTCCCTAGCCTGTCTAATCTATTGACTGCGTCTTGAATGCTTGTTGGTTTCCCACCTTTTAATGTACCTCTTACAGTATCGGCAAATCCTGCGATATCTCCGAGTACATCCAATAAACCACCACCTCTTGATAGTCCATCTTTTGTTCCTGTTCTATCAGAACTAAATCCAATATCAGACATTGTGAATTGCACATCTAATGATAATGCAGTTCCACCGGCCCAATCAAGATTTAAAGCTCCAATACTTACAGGCCATACTCCAAATAGTTTTGCTTCATAATAAACCTCTGGGTATGAATCTGTTGAATAATGTTTAATAATCATATCACAAGAAAAGTCTTTCTTAAATCCAACTTCATGTGGTAACTTACCATTTACTTCTGCTGTAGGATCATTTCCTTTACTGTAATTTACAATAGTTTGTGCCCATTGATGAAAGAATGCTAATACATGGTGATTACTATCAACAAAGAAACTTCCTGTCATTGGTCCTGGGTTTTGAACTGCTGTTGGGATTTTCCTTTTCATTTGTCCTGTATATGCAACGTCAGAAGAATTAATCGCAACTGCAGGTATATCCATTTTATGACAAAAGAAAGTAAATCCTCTTGAAGGATCGTAGTTTTTATTTACTACAATTCCTTTAGGTAAACCAAGCAATTGGACCTCAAATAAATTTGACATCGCAGGACCGCCATGTTTTTCAAACTGACTCTTAAAATCTGTTATGTTAAATGGCATTCATTAACTCCTGTTGGCAATCTTTCTTGAATCCGCCCAGACTTGCTGTTGCCCTGCTTTCTGGAAACTCTGCACTGGTAAAAACAAAGCAGTATCCCATTCTGACGAATTTATTCTAACAAACTTAGATTTTACATGTTTTGCTAAATACATTTTAACACATGGTGCAAAGAACTTTAGATTCGCAGCACTATTTAATATCTTATAGTTTATTTGTAATTGTGTATTCTCATCGTATCTTTTATCTGATACAGTACTATAGAGAGCATCCATTAATTCTGCTCTCATCTTTGGTGGTAAGTAATGCATGTTCAAACCAAGTATACCACCTTTAACTTTATTTATTGGGAATATACATGGGAATGCGTCGTAATATGGTAAAGTAGCTTTATGCTTAGGATCGTATCTAAAGAAATACATTGAACCGTATGGACTATCACCTCTGAGTTGAGAAACGTTTCTTCCTGGATCACTATTACCTACAAGCTCCTGTTCGGTAATCTTTTTACCTAATGCTTTAGTTGCTTGTCCGCGGTACCATTCACGAGCACTTTTTGTTCGAGCAGGAATTTGTCCTTGTCTTATACCCTTTGCGAGTATATCTGAAAACAGCTGTGCCACTTATCGTGCTCCTGGTATATGTTTTTCTGTCATAATTGTCCACAACCATCCACGGTCAGCGCAAAAGTTCTTTGCTGCTTTCCATTTTGCTTCGTTGACTCCCCACTGTTTAACTTCATTTAAATATCTTCTCGAAACTCTGCCTGTCTTTGTTTTATTTTTATTCTTTATATCAGGTGGTCTACATTGAGAGCTTGGTTTAATTTCAATCATAATCGTTTGAGGATTACCTTGACCATCTCTTTTATGTACTACCACATCAGGAAAATACCTATGTACCTTTCCGTCTATCGGTGATCTATATGGAACAATGACTTCTTCTGATTGCCACCATATTACATCAGGATGAGAATCCATCCATTTAAATACCTTAAATTCCCACAAAGACCTATAAATAATTTTTGTAGGGTCACCTTTATACTTATCGGGACGTTTTGGTCTAAACTTACCCTTATATGCCATAATATACTTTCCGATTTTTGTTATAAATAATTACATTATCCGTATACATATTTATTAGAATTAGACGGAGACAGCAAAGGAAACTAAGAATGGCAAGACCTAAAAACAGAAGCGGTGGCAAGCGAGATCTAAGTGGGATCACTCGACACCATTTTCCTGCTGCACCATTTCCGCACGGGATTCAATTAATCTTTAAGAAATACGATTACTCTCAGCTCGTAACGCCAGATAGTACAGGAACCATTCCTAAAACACAATTTTCAAACGCACAAGAAACTGGCCAATGCGTTGTTGAATTACCAATGCCAAAATCATTAACAGACGCAACAGGCATTAGTGTTAATTCTATGGAAAAGACATTTATTGAAAGTTTCATTGTTGATACTCTTGCACCTGTATTTTCATCAGAAGGTGGTGGTTTAGGTGGAGTTGCTGGTAACCTATTTAGTATGGGAGAATCAGGAGTAAAAGGAATTGCCGACTTTTTAACTCAAGAATCAAATAATGCAAATAGTCAAAATGCAGAACTTGCAGCACAAGGATCAAGAGTGTTATCATTTCTTATGAGTAATACTTTAAATAGTTTCTCTCCAGGTTTAGGTAAAGCAATGGGTGCTTCAAGAGGTACCGCAATTAATCCACAGGCTACTCTTTCTTTTGAAGGTGTTAACTTAAGATCGTTTTCATTAGATTGGACATTATATCCTGAGAGTAAACAAGAAGCAGAAGATATTCGATTAATTATAAGAGCACTTAAGAGTCAAGTATTACCACACGTTCAATCAGTAACAGGAGATCTTACAAATGAATCCGGAAATGTTGCTGGTAATAACGGCGTATTTACTGCATCACTTAGTAGAGCATTTTTAACATACCCCGCAGTTGTAAGTATTAATCTGTTAGGTATTCAAGAAAATCATTTTGTAAAATTTAAACCTTGTATGTGTAGTAGTATAAATGTTGATTATGGAGCAAGTGGTGAAATTGTGATTGCCGAAGGCGGTGTACCACAAGGAGTTAAATTATCAATGGAGTTTAAAGAACTTGAAATACAAACAGCCGAAGATTACAGTGATAATGTTGAATCTAATTCGGGTAGTGAAGAGGGAGAAGGATAATGGCAACTAAATATTTTCAACATTTCCCGGTCATAGAATATCAAGGAAGAAAAGTTAGAGATATATCTCGACGAGCGTCGTTCGCAAGATCACTCGCAAATAATCCATTTGTTTATTATTCTTATACCGTTTCTGAAGGTGAAAGAGCAGAAGACATTGCATTGGACTATTATGGATCAGTTGATTATGTTTGGTTAGTTTATATGGCAAATAATATCATAGACCCATATTATGAATGGCCAATGGATGGTCAAACATTTAATGATTATTTAGTTAACAAGTATCAAGATCAGTCAGGTAGAATTGGTGAAGACGTTATTGATTGGACCAAAGATACAACAATTGATGAAAATATTATATACTATGTTAAAACAGTTTAGGAAATAAAAAATGGCAGTCGACAATATAGTCTTAGCACCAGAATCATTTAGAACGATATATCTTCGTAGAGAGGATCGTGTTATCTTGCGTACTGAAAGAGGTCAAAAGATAATCGTAAAAAGAATTATTCCTGATGATTGGGTTCCTTATCGTATCTTTGAATATGAAACACAAATCAATGATAATAAGAAAGAAATCTTTTTATTCGATAATTCATATCTTAATCAATTAACAAGCGAATTTAAAAACACGATAAGTACTGAATAATATGGCTGATTCATTTAATCCATCACTTTGCACTATTGAAAAAGCTACGGTAAGATCAGTAGATGGTAGAGAGCAAGATATCACTCCGCTAATTTATGGATTTAATATTGTTTCATCTATTTACGAATCAAGCATATCGGCAAACCTTAGGTGTTATGATTCTGTTGGTACGTTACACAAATTTCCATTAAGAGCAGAAGAAGAATTAGATTTAGAATTAAAAGGCCATGATTTACAAACATCAATGGTAATACAAGCTCAAATTATTAAAATTAATAATGTTTCTAAAAACGAACAAGGTGATGGTTATTATTACACATTACATTTTGTAACTAGGACAACATTTAGAGCAGGCATACAAAGTATTATTACTGCATTCAATAATAAGACAGCATCTTTTTGTGCAAAAGAATTACTTAAAAAATATTATAATTCAAATAAGGAATTAGTAGAAAGTAATTCTAATTTAAAAGAATTTATGCCTGAAGGATCTACCAAATATAAATTGAGTTCAAATAAAGGAAGAAATTTTTATATTGAAGACTCTGATGGACAGATGAGAACAATTATACCTGATTATACACCAGCACAAGCAATGAACTTTTTAGCAGCAAAGGCAAAAGCAAAATCACTTTCACCTTCAAGTTTATTTAGATTCTTTGAAACGTTTAATGGTTACTATTGGGTAACAGACGAATGGATGCTTAAGTTAGGGGCAGCAAATCCTACTCATACTAAAGATCTTTATTATATGAGCTTCGCAGAAAATCATCCAGAATATGCAGACCGAATAGTAAGACATGTTAAAGCTTTAGAAAATACAAGTCATGTTGATACAGGACAAGATCTTGACAGTGGAGCCTATAAGAATACTGTTATGGAAGTAGACTTCGTAAATCATACAAGAAAGTATTTTAATTACGAATACGGAGAAGCAAAAAAGAAATACATAAGTATGTCTGGTTCTCCAAAAACTTCAAATGTAGGTGCAGTACATTCAGATAAGTTTCTTAAAGAAGTATTTAAAGACGAAAATAAAAACGCAAAGCAATATGTTGTGTATAGAGATTGGCAAGCTGATGGTGTAGCATCAGTACCAGGACAAACAGTTCGACCTCAACAAAATATGGTTGAGATTATACAAAACAGAGTTGCATACAATCATCATTTAAATAACTCTAAAGTAAATATAGAACTTGAAGGCAGAATAGATTTAATGCCAGGTGATTTAATTAATTTAATAACTCAAGAACCTAATATTGAATTAGAGAATAAAAGAAACGAAAGATATAGTGGTAAGTATTTAATTTCAATGGTTAATCATAACATGGATCAAAATGTTTTAACCACACAAGTTGAAATGATGAAATATGGTTTTCAGAAAGGTGATGTATGATTGATGGTTCAGGAATAAGTAATCCGTTTTTCTTTATTGGTATTGTTGAAAGCAATAACGATAAGACACACGAAGGTCGAGTGAGAGTTCGAGCCTTTGGCGTACACGGAACAAATAAAGAAATTGCTTCTACAGATTTACCTTGGGCTATTTGTGCTTCAGGTAATTACGATCCAAACAATCCACCTCCTCCATTAAATTCATATGTATATGGAATGTTCCTTGATGGAAGAATGGCTCAGCATCCTGTCATACTAGGATTATTGCCTGGTATGTATAACACAGAATCAAATCCAACAAAAGATGGTGAAGGTGTTATCGCAGAAAAGAATGGTGAATTATTAGCAAGAGGTTATAATCCAAATGATTTCAACGCGGGAGGCGGTCCTGATAGATTAGCTCGTGGTGAATTATTAAACGAAACATACTTATTACAACAAGCAGCCAATAGAGTACACGATCAAAAGATTGCTGATATGGATGAAACGTGGTCTGAACCACCACCGGCTTACGCAGCAAAATATCCATATAACAGAGTAATTAAAACAGGAAAGCATTCAATTGAAATAGATGATTCTCCTGGTGCAGAAAGAATTCAAATTACTCATGACTCAGGTGCATATATTCAAATAGATTCTAAAGGTACTGTTTCAGAAAGAGCTGAAGCAGATCGTTATGAAATTAATATTGGAACAAAACATGAATCATCAGGACATAGTGTAGTTACCATTAACGGTAATTCTCATGTTTATGTTAAAGGAAATAAAACAGAAGAAGTAGAAGGTGATTATAAATTACTTGTACATGGTCATACGGAAATTGCTTCAGGTGCTTCGTTAAATTTAAATGGTAGTGATCAAACAAATTTAAGAGGATCGGAAGTTAAGTTAGAAGCCAATGCAGGTATTATGACTCTGTTTGGTAAAAAAGAAATACAGTTTGAATCTGTTAACCAATTAAACTTCGTTGCCAAGAATATTAAAAATACAGCATTAAATACTTACGATGTATTCTCAACCAAAGCAATTAAGTTATCTACTCCAGGTGATATACATAACGCTGCTTCAAATATTATTAACCTAGCAAGTGGTTTAATACCTCCTACATTATTAACAGGAACATCAGTACCTACACCAGGATGGAGTTTAACGACGCCATCAATGAATATTGCTTCAGTATTGACTTCTCATATTGGAATATTCAATGCGACTGCTCTTAATGCAGGTATAATTACTGCAAGCAGTGTTGTGAATACTCCATCGGTTATTGCTACTTCGGTCGCGGCAACAAGAGGTGACTTTACAACATTAGGTGCACCATTACCAGCAGGTCCTGTATCTTATAATGGAGCATACAGTGTACCAGTTGCTGCAGTTTCAATACCAAGTATACCTGTTTTATTACCTCCTGCTATTTCCGCACCTGTCGTTGCTCCTTTACCAGGCATTACTTCAGGTTGGGCATATCCTACAGGTAATAGTCCAGAATTTATTACGAAGGTACTTAATCCTGTTAATGCGTTCCTTGCTATTGTTGCTGACTTTGCACCACTAGGACTTGGAGCTTGGGGTATGAATCTAATTAAAATGCCAGAACCACCTAAGAAGTCAACTTCTATTGTTCCTCGTGGTTATTTTGCGATGGGTTATTCTGGTGGTTATATTTCAGCTCTCGATGATTCTGCTAAAGATCAAACGAAAAAGTTAACAAGAAGAGGTAGAAGAAATGTCTGATCCATGCGTTGATCCTAATGATCAGATAACTCAGAATACCTTATCTATCGGTGCAAGACCTGTCACTGATGGTTTAGGAAGATATACTCTTGCGCAGATTGATGTTGTTACTTCAGAAATTGCGGAAAGTATTGTAAGAGATGCAGAAAACAATCCACTCAGTAGAGCAGTAAACAAATACGGTAATGGGATATATGCGGCGACAAGTTATCTAAACGGCTTACTAAGACAACAAATTGGTTCCCTTGATAATTACCCAGATCTATCAGATAGGTGGGAACGCGGTGATATATCAAACCTGGAGGTTGCTGATTTTATTCAAGCATATAATTATACTCCTGCCAATTTATTAACTGATAATGATGCTCCTAAGTTAGCAAGAAACCTTGATGCATATTATAAGAATGATTTCAATACATCTATCTTAGGTGGCTTTTGTGATAAGTTTGATTCGTTCTTTGCTTCAGTAGATGCTTTCTTTGATTTAATTGGAGTGGTTGAAGGTATTATAGCCGATGCTTTAGAAATCGTTGGTAAGATTCAGAGAGGATATGATGGAATTAAAGATCTTACAGTTCAGCAATTAATTGATAATTTAATTAAATCCATTAAAGGAAGAATTACAGATGTCATAGATCGAGTATTTAATGAAGTACAAGATATGATAGAAAACTTTGATCCTTCTGCG